GCAGATGTTGTCCTTCTTGTTGATGGACTGTCCATTTCCACCTGTAACATCCAAAATGGTGATCCTCTGTGACTGCAAAGGATATCCTGTCAATGGATCAATGTCCCTGTGGATGGACTTGTCATCGTTCAAAGGGTTGTGGATCAATTTGAAACTACCACCATTTGGTAGATCGTACATTGTGTACTGGTACCCTGCACGCAAAGAGTTGTTGTGTACACCTGATGGATCCTTTCTATCATAGGTCTGGCTCTCACGTACAATTGCCTTGCCATTCGACCATTTGTCAAGGGCCTTGGCAAACTCCTTCATACCATAGTGTCCTGAAAGGCCCACTACCTCACCTAGATCACCGGGGCTGATACGGGAGTATACAATCTTGTCGAAGAAGGCCTCGATAAGCTCCGCACTCATGGTGGTGAACCTTTCGGTGTTGCCCCCGAACTCGATCTGTTGCTCCATACCTGCACCCGGATTGATTGGGTAGCCGGAATCTGGATCGATCAAAGGCTCATCCCCAAGTCGGGAGTACATGGCATGCATTGCAAGTTCCTTGTTCATGGCCATGTGGTATTCCGCTTCCTGCATATCCATCCAAGAATTGTACACTTTGCCATTACTGTCCATGAAGGCAATGTCCAACACTGCCTGTGCGGCAAAATCCGTCACCTTGTACTCTTTTCTCAACTTCACCAAGGAGTTTTTGTACTCCACATTGGTGAAACCTTCCACGTGGCCACCACTCTCAGCGGCCTCTCCCCTCATGGTGTACATTCTTGTCCACTTGGTGCCGGGAGCAAGATACTTGGTCTTGATGAAGTGGTCCTGCCCTTCGGTGTAGGTCTTCAAGGTATACTCAAAGCCACGGGCACCGTCCTTTTTCTTGGACACCACTGTCACCACCTGTGATTTGTCAGAGGAACCGGGACCCCAAGACTCACCTATCTGGGCAAGATCGACATCCACCAACACTACGATTGGCCTACGGTATTTACCGGGTGTGGAAGTCAGTTCAGTGGTACGGTTCTCCAAAATGGTAATGGGACGGAACCCCTTTACCCTCATCTTCCATGACCAGTTCAGGTCATCGATATATTTTGTCTTGCCAAGTCCGAAGATACCTTCCAAAAGGTTACCACCGGATAGGTTCAGACTGTTGGTCTTGGACGCGAACAAAGCTCTTTGTGGAGCCTCGAACACTGTAGGTTTCAGAGCAAGGTTCTTGCTCCAATGGTTCAGGTCCGTCATTCTCTTTGAATCAAAACGGGCCTGTCTTACTTGCAACTTGTTAATTGTTAGTGCCATTTTTCAAAATTTCTGTTTTTAATGTCACTGGCTAATCAAAAGTAGTCGGCCAGAGCTTTTTGTTCAACTTTCTTTGTTCTTTGGGGAGTTACCTTGCCTTGCAGCCCGTCTTTTATCTCCCCGACTTTCTTGGTCTTCTCGGCCCTGCCGAACTGATCAAGTTTAAAATCGTCCTTTAACAGTTTTGCCAACAGTACGACTTTCTTTTTATCCTTCATGGCCAAGAAGATGTCCCTGTGCAATGGGGAGATCTTTCTTCCGTCCTCAAGCTGTACGCTTGTCTCGGCTATGTAGGCGGGAAGCTCCCTTTGTTCCTGTCTGGTGAGCTTTACCCCTTCAAAATCTTTTTCTTTTCCTATAAAGGTAGAGAGTTCCGATCTGTACTCCCTTTCCCTTTCCTTCTGTTCCCTGACTGCCTGTGCCCTTTTGTCGGCCTCTTTCTTGGCAATCTCCTTGTCGGCCTTTACAAAGGTGCCGTGCAGCTTTTCGGAAACGGACTTCAATTTTCCAGAGTCCTTCAAATATTCAACATAGGTGTTGATCTCCTCCTTTGATTCCCCTTTTTCCATCCTGTCCCTAGTGACGAGCAGGATCTGGTTCTCCTCGGATTCAAGGTCCATGTCCTCTGTTACGGATATTCCCCCCTGTGGGACAAGCTTGGTCAACAGCTCCCTTATGTTCCCACCTTTAAGGTTGTATTTTACTATTTCCTTCACGGAAGGGTCAAGTCCGGAAAACTTTTCCTCGACCATGGTCTCGAACCTTTGCTCAAGGCTGTCCTCTAATATCTCATCGGCAAGCTCATCGGTGAGTTCCTCACCTTCCTCAAGCTCATATTCCACAAGTCCCCTTTCCTTCAAGGTGAGCAAAAGTGAAGAACTGGCAATATCGGATTTCTTCGGTTCCTGTTTTCCTGCCTTGTCACCTTCTTCTCCCTCTTCTTCTTCCGTGGCCGGGGCCTCTTCCGACAATTTGGAGAAAAGGTCATCTTCCTTCTTTGCAGGTTGGGTCTCCTTGCCCTCTTCCTTTTCTTCTTCCTTGGCAGCAGGCTGTTCACCGACCTCGATGTCATCCTTCAATACCGTGGACATCACATCCTCTTCCCCTGTACCCCCTGAAAGGCCATTGAAAAGATCCACTCCCGAGGCATCGTCCCATCCCTCAAAACCTTCTATACTGTTGCCGTTTTTGTTTTCCTCGCTCATTTTGAACAAATTTAAGGTTAAATATTAATAAAATTCAAGTGTTTTACTTAAAAGATCAAAAAATATCATTATAGCGATTATTTTGAACTTTTCTCTTTTTTCTTTTGTTGAAGCTCTTTTTTGTCCATTGTCTTTTGGTGCTCGAACTTCCTTTCCTCAAGGTTCTGCTTTCTGGCCTCTATCTGTGCATTACTGGAATCCCTTGCCAGTTCGACTATGTCAAGTATACCATCGTTGTCGAGGTCCTTGTCCTCATTGAACCCTGCTGACAATATGAGCTGCTTCTTGATCTCACGTTCCGTTTTAAGCTTTTCGGTTAATTTTATCTTATTAAGGTCATGTGCCCACTGTTCCTTCTGGTGGTCACGTTGCTTCTGGGCCTCCTCTGCATCTGCCTTACGTTTTCTTTCCGCCTCACCGAACTCATCCTGTCTTCTCTTCTCCTCTGCTGCCCTAAGGATTTCCTCGGCCTCCTGTGAACCTTCCTGTCTTGCTATGGAAAGTACATCGGAAAGCTCTGCCTTTTGGTTCTGTAATGCGGCATGTGCGAAGGTCTTGAGTGTCTCCTTGATCTCGGAGGCATCGGATGAGTCCTCTACGAACAGACCTATACCGGAAGCTTCCAACATACCTTGGTCTACTTCGAAGGTCCTTATGGACATGTCGTCCCAGATATAGCTCAGTGCCCCCGGGGGGTTTTCCCTATAGGCTACTTTTGCGGCCTCTATCAGGGCCTGCAATACATTTTTCTTTGTGTGGTTGTGCATGTCAAAGTAAGGCTCCAAGATATAGGAGGTCTGTACTATCTGCTGTTTGGTGTTGCCCACCTCCGCACTTGGGGCTATCTGCCCAAGCACCGCATCATTGAGCCCCACTGATTTTCCACATGCCTCATCAAGTGATAGGATGAGGTCTATATATTTTCCTATATCGGATACCAAGGAAAGGTCAAGCTCCTTTGCAAGTGTGTTGACGTCCGAATATCCCACTCCCTCCTCATTTGGGTTGTACCACATAAAGGGGGTGCTCTCAAAGAAATATTGCCACTTCTCTATGTCCATACCGGAGCTTTCCGGAATGGCATTGATGTTCATCAATATCTTCTTTCCCTTGTCCGATGCCAAGAGCATCTCCAACCTATAGGAGAAAATGTTCACCCAATATTGATAGGGCACCATCCTGTCAACGGGGCATGTTACCTCCGAGTTCATATTGTCCATCCTGTGCCCATAGTAGGGAAGGTTGCACTCATATAGGTTGTCAAGGTCATAGTACCTTCCGGGAACTGCCTGCATGTTCTTATAGATATCACTGGATATCTTATAGGTCTCATAGGTCTCGGGTATCCATTCCCATTCCAAGTTTACATCCCCATTATCGGGATCGAACACATAACTTTCGTCCACTATGTCCATCTGTAGGGTCTCGGTCTCATCATAATAGGTGAGGAACCCCATCTTTCTGAGATCCTTCCAGACAGTGTGCAATACCCTTACAAGTCCCGGATTCTTTATATTGATGTCGTTATTGTCAATGTACCTGAACAGATCCTCGTTTGATTGGTCCGAGGCAAATCTTCCATATCTGCTGTAAATCTTGTCTATCTCATCATCATCCAGATCGAATGACCTTATCACTTCGGAAGGGTACATCCAATTCTCGTATGTGGCCCATTCCCCTTGTTGTACAAAATCATGATCGGGTGCAGGATCACTCCTGAAATACATGGGATTGATGTTCTTTACCCTTGGTTTCCCCTTCAATATCCCTACCCAATATAGGTCATATCCAGAACCCATACTGTATTTCCAACCCTTGTTGAACTTTCTCTTGAGATCTTCCTTTTTTATAAGATATTGGGAAAGTTGGTGGTGCATCACCTCGGCAGGATCTTGATGCTTCCTTTCCATATACCTCCTGACCCTGTCGGGTGTGGCAGCTTGGACCTCCTGTTCTATGGCATCGTTGATTTCCTGTTGTTCCCTTTCCGAGAGTTGCCTCCCCCTTGTCTGCTCGGCATACTTGAGTTCCTTTTCCTTTCTGATGGGACCCACTATCTCACTGATGACGTATTCCCTTATCCTGTTGGTCTCCTCCTCTTCCTTCCTTGTGGTGGCATCCCGATTGGTGGCAAGTACCTTGAAATTGAAGGGCCTTTTCATTTCCATCCCCTCCATGGCCTTTGTCCTACTGGATATGATGTCCCTGTTCATCATGGTGGCAGGGAGTTCCCCCACTTCGGACCCAAAGGGCCTGCACACATATTCAAGGTCCTCGATGTTGAGCTTGTTGTTCATCAGGTCAAAGTTGACCTGCATCCTCTTTCTGTCACTGGGCTTTCCGTTTTCGGCATGTACCGTCTGTGGACCAATATCGAACTGTTCCACCTTTTCTTTGTACCAAGCAAAATTGTTGGCCTCTTTCTGGGTTCTGGTCAGCCTCTTTTTCTCGGAGACATTTGATTTTTTGTTGTCCATAGGTCAATTACCGGTATATACCATTTACCAAAAGTATAAATTTATGCCGGACTTTTCATCAAAGTCCCCTTCTTTT